GCTTCGGCTGTCAAGCAGCCGGGGGGGTGGAGGCCGGCGGGGCGGCCTCCGGGATGGCCTCTGGCGGGCCGGAATAGCCCTCGTGAGCCATTTGGATCAGGTGAGCGATGCTCGGGATGGCAAAAAACAGCAACCTCACACCAAATCCAAACACTCAAGGAGCAAAAATCAGCCAAGCCCAAGCGAGATACCTCAAGGGCATCACTCACGGCCGCTGAAGCTCATGCTGAATCGCTACACCACATCGCGGCGGCTCGTCGCCGCAAGCTGTAAAGCTTAAGGAAGAGCGAAGCGAATTCCCTGTATGCGGGGTGCAGGGGGCGCAAAGCCCCCTGCCCCCAGCAACAACAACAACACACACAACACAACAATCCCTTGTTCTTCCTATCCCGGGCCGCGAGGAGCCAAATCCTTTGGCGACGAGCGGCCCGGAACCAAACTCCAGGAGACACCGTGATCCGTACTATCTACGCCATCCGTGACACCCTCGCCGAAACCCTCCTCGGCGGTCTCCATCTCTTCATCACCGACGCGCAGGCTATCCGCTTCTTCGGTGATCTTGCGAGTGACAACCAAACGGCGATCGCTCGCCACCCCAACGACCACGAACTCGTCAAACTCGGCGAACTTGACGAACGCACCGGCGTCGTGCAAGCTTTTGTCTCACCGTTCGTCGTCATCACCGGCGCGCAATGGCGCGCCGCCCAAACTCCTACGCCCGAGGCGTAACCCATGAGCATCAAGCTCCCCACCCGGAACCTCGTCTCGCAGCAGGACTCTGCGATGGTCGAGCGTCCGGACATCCCACGGTCGAAGTTCTCCGGCTCCTGGAGCCGCAAAACGACCTTCGACGCCGGCTTCCTGATCCCGTTCCTCATCGACGAGATCCTGCCCGGCGACCACATGAAGTACGACGTCACGGCGTACATCCGCATGTCGACACCGCTGTTCCCCATCATGGACAGCCAGAAGATCGATACGTTCTTCTTCTTCGTGCCGAACCGGCTCGTGTGGGCCAACTGGGCGCTCTTCATGGGCGAAACGCCCAACCCCACTACCACCCTGCCCACGAACGTCGTGCCGCAGGTGCTGTACGACACCGCCCAGAACACGCCCTGCACCATCTGGGACTACATGGGCCTCGCGGTTGGCAACTACTCGGCTTCGCCGACGTACAACGCGATGCCCTTCAGGGCATATAACCTGATCTACAACCAGTGGTTCAGGGATGAAAATCTCATCAACTCCGTCACCGTCAACACCGGGGATGCTGTCGCGGGTGTCAACCCCGACCCGTACGCCACCTACACGCTGCTGAAGCGTGCGAAGTCGCACGACTACTTCACGTCGTGCCTGCCGTGGCCTCAGAAGTTCACCGCCCCCACCGTCGCGCTGGGCGGCACCGCCCCGATCGTTGGCATCGGGTCGCTGACCAATGCGACGGCCTTGGCCGGCACGTTCTACGACGTGAACACGAACGTCGCCACGGCCTATCCGGTCTACAAGACGACGGCCACCGACGATATCGGCTTCAACTACGGCAGCGTCTACGCCGACCTCTCGACGGCCACCGGCGTGTCCATCAACGTTCTGCGTCAGGCGTTCCTCGTCCAGCAGCTGCTGGAACGCGACGCCCGAGGCGGCACCCGCTACACCGAGATCGTCAAGAGCCATTTCGGCGTCACCTCGCCGGACATGCGTCTGCAGCGTCCCGAATACATCGGCGGCGGGTCGACCCCGCTCACGGTCACCCCGATCGCGCAGACCGCTCCCGTCGCCGGCGTCGGCGTCGGCAATCTCGGCGGCGCGGCTACCGCTGCCGGCCAGCATAAGGCGTCTTACGCCTCCACCGAGCATGGCTACATCATCGGTCTGATCAACGTTCGTACCGAGCTGTCCTACTCTCAGGGCGTCCCGAAGCACTTCCGTCGCCAGACTCGCTACGACTTCTACTGGCCCTCGCTCGCCGGTCTCGGCGAACAGGCTGTTCTCCGTTCGGAGATCTACGCCATCGGCGACAACAGCACGTCCGACAATGCCATCTTCGGCTACCAGGAGCGCTGGCACGAATACCGCACCCGCACCTCGGAGGTTACGGGCTACTTCCGCCCCAAGGTCGTTTCCAACATCGACGAGTGGCATCTCTCGCAGGAGTTCACCGGTGCCCCGACCCTGGCCTCGACGTTCATTCAGGACACTCCCCCCATGTCCCGCGTGCTTGCAGGCGGCGCACTGGCCTCTGGCCTGCAGTACCTCGGAGACATCCACATCAACCGCGAAGCGACGCGCCCCATCCCGACCTTCGGGACGCCCGTGAAGCTCGGGCGTTTCTAGTGCCTGGGTGGCTCGCTCCCGTCATCACCGGCGTGCTCGGCGCCGGTGGTGAGCTGGCGCAGAACGCCAGCAATCGCCGGCAATCCGAACGCCAAATGGCGTTCCAAGAGCGCATGTCCTCGACGGCCGCGCAGCGCTCCGTGAAGGACTACGCTGCTGCCGGCCTGAACCCCGCGCTGGCGTACGACAAGCCAGCGTCCACCCCCGGCGGCGCGTCGGCCGTCATGGGCAACGTCGCCGAAAAGGGGGTCTCTACCGCGCTCGGCGCAAAAGCCGCGCTCGCCAACATCAAGCTCATCGAGGCGCAGACCGGCAAAGCCGAAGCTGAAGGCCTGTCGGCCTCTGCCGACGCTGCGCTCAAAACCACCACGGTCGGCGATACGCCGACGTGGATGCAGGAGCAATTCGCCAGGCGCAACGCCGCCATGCGCGATCTGAACTTCACCGGCAAACAGCAACCGTTCCAGCTCCGTCAGCTGCAGGCGGACATGCTCAAATCAGAGCTGTCCATCCCGGAGATGCGCGCTCGAGCGCGCGTCGGTGGCTACTTCACCGGCGGCCTCGACGCCATCCAGTCCGGCGGTTCCGCCGGCCTCGGGATGCTCATGAACGGCGGGAACGCCCTCGCCGACTACCTCCGCAAGCGCAACCAAGACGTGCAGGACTACATGCTCGCCAAACCCAAGAGGAAGCCTTGAAAAACACGGACCGGATGCATCCGGACAATCTGGAATACCTCGCCGCCCTCTCCGCCATCGAATGTGGCGAAGAGGATCGTACCCGTCAGGAGTTCCGCGACGAGTGCGACATCAACAAGATCATGCGAAACCTCGCTGGCGTTCCCTACCGGGAACTGACCTACGGGGAAGTCGATTTCGACGCCCTCGACCGTCATCAGGTCGAAAACAGCCTCATCGAAGCAAAGGCCGTATACGGCCGTCTGACGCCTCAACAGCGTCAGGCCATCCCGAGCATCGCTCACCTGATCCAAATGGCTCACGAGGGCTATTCCGGCCCGCCAGAGGCCATCCCGGAGGCCGCCCCGCCGGCCTCCACCCCCCCGGCTGCTTGACAGCCGAAGCACATATCCCCTACTTGATAGATATGTGCTGAGTGGTCCCTACCACTCAAAACCTCAAACTCGGAGATCCAATGCGTCGAACGAGTTCCAACAAGGGTGAATCCGCCGGCAGCTTCCGGGGGCGCGCCTCCAAGACCCACCGCATGAACCTCTCATCGCCCCTGCGGGGCGGATGGAGGCTCTAATCTGCCGTGCTTCCACCCCCTCAAAGCGTGGCGGTCCCCATTGGGGACCGTCACGCTCCGGGAGCCCCTCGAAGAGAAGGCAGGAACGGAGTTCCTGCTGCTCCCGTGCGGCACCTGTATAGGGTGCCGCAAATCCAAAGCTCGTGAGTGGGCGCTCCGCTGCCAACTAGAGCTGGATCACCACAACGTCGCCTCATGGGCGACTCTCACCTACGACGACGATCATGTCCCCTGGACGCTTAGCAAGTACCATCTGCAATCGTTCGTACGCTCTCTGCGAAAGAAGCTCGGAACAAAGTCCGTGCGCTATTTCGCAACTGGCGAGTATGGCGAGTCTACCAGGCGTCCGCACTATCACGCTATTCTGTTCGGAGTGCCGCAACACGATCCGGCACTCCAACGCTCATGGCCTTTCGGACACCTACGTTCGGACCCCATATCTCCCGCCAACATCGCCTACACCGCCGGCTACTGCTCCAAAAAGCTCGGCTGGAAGCTCGACGCTGAAAAAGTAGACCCTGACACCGGCGAAATCTGGCAACCGCCTTTCAATCTCA